CCGTCTACGTCGAGCAGGGTGCCACGCTCACGGCGAACGCGCTGACGGAAGTGTCCGGCTCCGTCTACGTCAAGCAGGGTGCCACGCTCACGGCGAACGCGCTGACGGAAGTGTCCGGCTCCGTCTACGTCAAGCAGGGTGCCACGCTCACGGCCCCGGCGCTCAAGAAAGGCGGTGCCAAATGAGCAAAATCGAAATCAACAAAGCCGCCGAGATCCTGAAAAAGAATCAAATAGACCCCGCTGTCCTGCGGCGGGTTGTCGAGGAGATGAATCTCGCGGTTCAGCCTGAACCAGGCGAGGAGACCGCGCCGGCCATCAAGAAGCAAATTGTCATCCTGGTCAGCGACCCGGAGGGCAAACTACCTCAGATCGATTTCGTCGGCTGGGTGCTGCAGATCCCCGAAAGCGAGAGCCCGGCCACGACCCGGGACCGGGTGTTTCGGAGTGCCTACGACTTCAACACCACGAAGAAAGGCCAGCTCATGCCGGTGAAGACCGTCGGCGAGGCGATCGAGAACGTCCCCGCGAGGTTCTTCAAGGAAGCCGATGTCTGGGTGAAGACTAAGACGCCGGTGCTGGTGATCAAGACCGACAATCAGATCCCGAAGGAGGGCGGCCAATGAATACCGGTCTCATCCAAAACGAGCCGATTGCCGATTATCACGGGAGCGCCGCCGTCTCGCACACGAAGCTCGAGGTGTTCCGTGATCCCGACCGCGGTCCGGCGCGTTTCGCCGGTCGGTACATCACCAAGACGATCCCGGCGCCGTCCTCGAGTGACGCGATGGATATCGGGCAGGCCGTCGACTCGCTAGTGCTGGAGAGGCGGACCGCCTTCGCCGAACTCCCTGCGACGTACATGTCCAAGGGAAAGAAGAAGGGCGATCCTGATGTCGAAAAGCCGTTCACCCTGGCGAGCAACACCTGCAAGGCGATCGTCGCCGACATCGAATCGAAGGGCTTGATCGCCCTCAATCGCTTCGACGTCGCGCTTGTGCGGGCGATGTTCGCAGCGGTGTTCGATAACCCGACGGCTGCCGCGCTGCTCTCGAAGGGCGTCGCCCAGACCACGTGGCGGGCGAGGTTTGCGTCCTTTCATCTCCAGATCCGCCCGGACTGGTGGAATCACGAAGGCGTAACCCTTCCTGGCGGACAGCAGATTCCCGCCTATCTCTGTGACCTCAAGAGTGCTGAGGATATGGGGCAGTTTCTCAGCAATCGCCGAAACTTCGGCTACGACCGCCAGGCAGCGCTTTATCGCGAGGTCGTGCGCATGGTCCTCGCCGATATGGCGGAGGTTGAAGTCGAGGAAATCCCGGCCCCGCCGTTCTACTTCATCGTCGTGTTTAAAAATGCGCCGGTTCAGTGCGCGGTGCTGGAGCCGTCAGCCGAGGATCTGGAGCAGGCGAGGGAAGAGGTCGTCACCGACCTGAGATACCTCAAGCGCTGTTACGATGATGGCAAGTGGCCTGGCGTCCTTGGCGGCGTCCAAACCCTCCCGCGCATGTGGAGGAAGGCCGCATGAGTACGATGTTCGCTATCAAAATCGACGTCACGAAGATCCTCAATGACCGGCTGTTCAAAGCCGATTCCGGAGCGATCTACCTGGATGCGGTGATGATTCCCAGCCCGGAGTCACGGTATGGTGACAGCCATTTCATCGCGCAGTCGGTGACCAAGGAGGAGCGCCAGCAGGGGAAGAAAGGTCCTATCATCGGCAACGCCAAGCAGCTTGGGGGAGGGAAGGGGCAAGCCGCTACCCCCGCGCCCGCGCCTGCTGGCAAAGCCGGCGCGCCTGCCGCCCGGTACGAAAAAGGGAATGTCGACGAAGACGTGCCGTTCTGACCATGACGACCACCGCCAAACCCTCACGCGGCGATTGGATGCAGACCGGCAGCGGTCGCCGATTCTACCCTCTCGATCCGCGGCCCGACGATATCGACATCGAGGACATCGCGCATGCGTTGTCCAATCTCTGTCGGTTCGCCGGTCACTGCCGGCTGTTCTATTCGGTCGCCCAGCATTGCGTGATCGTGTCGAACCTGCTGCCGCCGCGGCTTAAACTCGCCGGTCTGCTCCACGATGCCACCGAGGCGTATCTCGTCGACGTCCCGCGTCCGCTCAAGGTCGCGTTGCCTGGCTACAAGGAGATCGAGCATCGGCTCGAGGCGGTGATTGCTGAAAAGTTCGGTGTCGATTTCAGCGACCCTCGGATCAAGCGCGCGGACAACATCGCGCTGATGACTGAGGCACGCGACCTCCTCGGTCGGACGCCGGCAGATTGGGGGGTCGACGAAATCCCGGCGAAAATCGTCGTTCACCCCGAGTCCCCGCCGATCGCCCAACTGATGTTCATGCAGGCGTTCAACAACCTCACCTCATGAGCCACGTCAAAACTGCAAAATCGCTGGTCCTTGGCGACCGGAACGCCGCATACGGCCCGCCCAAGCGGGATTTCGAACGCCTTGCGAAGATCTGGTCGGGGCTGATCGGTATGAAGCTGTCGGCCGATCTGTCGGCGACCGACGTCGCGCTGATGATGGCGGCGATGAAGCTTAACCGGCACGCCTTCCGCCCGAAGGATGACAACTTGATCGACGCCCATGGGTACCTCCTGTGTCTGGAGTGGATCGAAACCGGGGTTATACCCGAGGATGCGCCGTTCTACCGTCGCCTCGAGGACGGTGAGGAAATTCAGGACGGGGACGAGATGCGCGCCGTCGGCTCCGAGGTGTGGATGCCGACGCTCAATGTCGGCGCGCGGGTGACCGACGACGGTCGTCTGGTTTACCGCCGGCGTATCGTCCCGGAGGATCTAGCATGAACACCCTGGAGTTCATCGCCCACTCAGCGACCGTCGCGTGTGTGATCGCCGTCATCCTGCTGATCATCGTCATGAACGATGATAACGGCAACGGCCCGCGCCCAGCATGACCGAAGGCCATGTAACATCGCGGTTGATCCGCACGCGCTGGCAGAAGTCATTTTGCCTGCCGAATTACACCCCAGCCGGCTGGTGGGAGTGCGATGTCTTCGAGCTCACGCGGTCGGGGTATTTCCGTGAATACGAGGTGAAGCTAAGCCGCAGCGATTTCTTTCATGACGCCAGCAAGTCGAAGGACTCGCGCGACGGGATATTCACAACCGCAGGCTGGCAACCCAACCGCTCGGATAACAAGCACGACCTGCTCGCCGACCAGTGCGAGCGCGGGCCAGTGGAGTTCTTCTACGTCACGCCCAAGGGCATGATCGATCGCAATGAGGTGCCAGCGTGGGCAGGTCTGATCGAGATCAGCGAGCATCCCGAAAGCACTCACCCGCTGTTTCGACTTGTCCCACATCTGGTGATTAAGGCGCCGAGACTCCATCGGGTGCCAGCGAATCCGAAAATCCGTACTCACGCCGAGAGCGTGTGTTACTACCGCATGCACAATCTGATCCAGAAAGTGGTATGAGCGACCTCCGACATGTCTATTTCTCAGAGGTGCGCGAACGTCTGGTTGGTAACCGGCTTGCCGTGTACGAGGCGCTGACCATGCGCGGGCCGTCGACCGGTTCAGAACTTGCGCGCTTCCTAAGCTGGGAGGTGACGTCAGTTCGTCCGCGCGTCGTCGAACTGGAGAAAATGTTTCACGCCGTGCCGACAGGGCAGCGCCGGGAGAACGAGCATGAATTTCGCGCTCTCACCACCGCCGAGGCGATGCAGCTTCATGAGGCTGAGCGCCACAAATACGCGATCGAACACCGTGCATTGGAGCGGGAGCGGGTATCCGAAGCCGCGGCGATCCTCGCCGGTGCTCGTCGTGGCAGAGTGGAAACTGTCAATCAATCGGAGTTTGTGCTAGCATGAGCCGACCAACAATCGCCGACCTTCCGCCGCGGTTTCAGGAGCAGGTGCGCCAGCAACTTGCGGCCGTGCCAGCGCCCCGAACAGTTCCGGCCGGTGCGGTGCTGCCGGCTCGATCGGTGGCAACCCCGCGCCTGCGCCAGCGCCAGGGCGACGGGCTGAATAAGACGGAGCGGGCGTTCAAGGCATGGCTAGAGAGTCGGTTTGTCACCGTCCTGTGTCAGTCGATTACCCTGCGGTTGGCCAATGGGGTTCGCTACACCCCTGATTTCGTCACCGTCGACAGCGAATCCCGGTTTCTCACCGCCTACGAGGTCAAGGGCTTCATGCGCGATGACGCTGCGGTAAAACTCAAGGTCGCAGCATCGGTGTTTTCGTGGATCAGATTCAATCTCGTCACCCGCGCGGGCGGCGCCTGGCAGGTCGAGGAGGTCGCGCCATGACCTCACATCAGGCGAATGCCGTGGTCCAGCGGCCGGGGCAGCCGGTCCGCATGCTGGCTGTAGCTGCCAACGGATGTGGGGGGCGGCTTCCAGCCGACAGGCAGCCCCGGCGGTACGGGGTCGTGAGGCCGCCAGCCAAAGTCCCACCGCCCGGCGATGTAATGAATGAGGAAGGAATGTCCGTTCGGCCAGAGCGCGCGGACCTCGCCGTCTACCGGTGGCGGGAAAAGCGCGACGACAAACCACGGATCGCCGTCGTCGGGTGTCGGGGCATCGCATGCGGCGAGGATCGCAGCCAAGTCGATTCGTCTCCTGCCCATTCCGCTAACCTGCATGGCACCGATCGTCCGTCAACCTGAACGAAAACACCTATGAAATACTTCGCCATTAAAGGAATCGCCGGAGGCTCGCTGGCATACGCGGTCCACCCCCAGAACGACACGTCGCCGACGCTCCGGCCGTCCCACCACGAGATTTTCGACGCCACCCTTTTCAAGCACCGCGGGGACGCCCTGAACTCCCTCGGGGAGATGCCCCACAAGCTCGCGACCCAATGCACGATCGTCGAGGTGGAGATCCCGGCCGTCGAGAATCACTGAGCAGGGGAACGAACCATGCGCCGCCGCGTCGCTATTTACCTCGACCACGCCAAGCACCTCACGCCGGAGCAACGGCGGTGGGTGCGCGAGCAGGAGAAGAAGCGTGCCGGGGATAAGACTCGGCTCAAACAGGCCCGCGCCATCGTGCGCGAAGCGATGAAATAAATGACTACTCCACGCACAAAATCAGGATGGGTGATTGAGGCCGGCCCGGTGTCGATGCCGGTCTATTTCTGCAACGGCGTTGGCCCGTCGATCAAGGGCCAGCGATGGACCGTCGAAATTTCTAAAGCCCATTTTTGGACCTCAGAATCCGGCGCGAGAGCAGCCTTCGAAGAATGGGATCTCGACAGCGAGAACGCCCGCGTCGCCCAGCACACGATCAACCTGAGCTGAACGAATCTGTAGTGAAGCCCTACTTCCAAGACTCAGCGGTGACGATCTATCACGGCGATTGCCGTGAGGTCATGGCGTCTCTTCCTGACGCCTCCGTTGACCTTCTCTGGACCGATCCTCCCTACGGCCATGGCAACCAAGACGGGGACCTGCAATCGGCGCGGATTGGGGTGAAGGGCGCCCGTCAGAAGAAGGCCGAGCGGATCGCCAACGACGGCCCGGACGCGATGCGCGCCGTGTTCGACGCCATGCTGATCCAGGCCGCCCGGCTGCTTAGACCCGATTGCTGCTGCTGCTGCTGCTGCTGCGGCGGCGGCGGCGGTCCTAGGCCGACGTTCGCTTGGGTTGCTGAGCGCATGGACCGGGAAGGGCTCTCGTTCTTCCATTCCGTGATCTGGGACAAGACAGGCCGCGGTCCCGGCATGGGGTGGCGGTTCCGGCGGGATCACGAGATGGTGATGGTGGCGCACCGTGCCGGCGGACGACTGGCGTGGCGGGAGGATGCCGATGCGACATCCAACATCATGCGCTTTTCCCCACCAACTAAGCGGGATCACCCAAACGAGAAGCCGCTGGACCTGGTGCTCCAGTTCATCGGCCTCACCACGCCAGACACCGGCATGGTGATGGACCCGTTCATGGGATCGGGAACCACTTTGCGCGCCGCTAAGGATCTCGGGCGCCGCGCCATCGGCATCGAACTCGAGGAACGCTACTGCGAAATCGCCGCCAAGAGGATGGGCCAAGAGGTCCTGAACCTCGGCGGCGCCTAACCCTGCCGAACGAAAATGACCTCCGACACGCTTAAAACCTGCACCGCGATCCTGGCCTATCTCGGATCGCATCCCGGATCTTATCTCTACGAGTGGCAGGGATCAACGCTGACGAGTCAGGGATGGCGCATCCGTCACGCCGACAAGACTCCCGGCCCTTCGTGCCATGCAAACGCCGCCCGTGCCGCTTGGCGTCGGCGCAACCCGAAACCCTAGCTGAACGAAATGGGGGGTGTCGCCCGGCAATGAAGCGCCGCGTCTGCCACCTTTCTGCCAACCTCGTGATTCATACGGAAAAATGACCGTTCAAAAAATATCAGCATGGCTATTCAAGTGCGTGGTCGAGCGACGACACGACCGTGCTGCTGAGTTTATCGAAAACTCTATCTTTTGTGACGATCTCGAACAGGCTGCGCTCGACGCCGTTTCTCACGTGGCGACCGTTCGACGCCAAGCCGCGGAGTTGAAGGAGATATTCCCGGCCAAGGCCGATCAGATCGACCGCGAGATGACCGACACGGTGATGAAAATCGCCGCGGAGCTGCATGAGAAACTGGAGTTTACCTGCTGAACCATGCCGCGTCGTGTTGTAACCGCCGAGCAGGCGTATTTGATGCCAGCCCTCCGCGCCTCCGGATGGACCGAGGAGCAGGTGGCGTCCGCGCTCGGCCTGCGCCGCCACACCGTGCACTTCAACCTCGCTCGGCGTAAAACCGCGATCGTGATGCCGATCGACACCGATCTCTGCACGGCCATCGGCCAGGCGATGTCTGCCGCCCGCCTCGCCAGTCGCCGGGGCGCGATCGCCGCCCTGCGCGAAGCCGCGGCAAAACTCGAACTCCAATGCCCAACCGTGTAATCCGCGAAGGCTGGCTCGAGAGCGAGCCGATCAACAGTCTTGACGCCGCCGCCGAGCGGTTCTTTCTCCGCCTGTGCTTGCGCGCCGACGACTTCGGTCGTTTTCACGCCAGCCCGAGCCTCCTGCGTTCGTTGTTGTTTCCTCTCAAGGACGACATTCGAAGCACCGACATCCCCCGCCAGCTCGCTGCGTGCGAGACAGCCGGGTTGCTTCGCTGCTACGTCGTCGACGGGAAGCCATACCTCGAAATCCGGAAGTTCGACCAGCGGATGCGCGCGGCGAACAGCAAATTCCCGCCGCCAGACGATGACGGACATATGACCGTCATATGTCAGACACATGTCAGTCATCCGCGCACGGAGGCGGAGACGAAGTCGGAGGCGGAAGATAAGGGCGCGCCTCGCGCCTCGGCTTCGCCGGTTTCGTCGTTCTCACCCGGTCTGGACACCCCAGAGTTCGCCCAAGCGTGGGCCGACTGGCTGAAACACCGCAGTGAAATGCGCCATCCGGTCAAACCCGGGTCGCAGACGGAAATCGCAACCCTCCGCGCGCTCTCGCTGATGGGGGTCGGTCGCGCGGTCACCGCCATCCGCCACACGATCTTCAAAGGCTGGCGGGGCATCCGCGAACCCGACGCCATTGAGGCCAGACAATATCAGGGCGGGGCGGGTGCGACCCCGCTGCAACCCATCCGCGAACCCGACGGCTGGAAGTCCTACCTGAACCACACGTACCCTGACAGCCGGTTCGCCGCCGGCCAGCAGGACGAGGTCAGCGACTGGTCGAAACTCCCGCGCGACGTGCAGACCAAGCTCGCGGGCGAGATCCGCCAGCATGGCAGATAACCCCGTTGATTACAAAAATAGTTCCGCCTCTGTCAGAGCCCGCGCGGATATAGCTCATTCTTGACCGAGTTCAGACACCACCCGCCATATAACATCAATCCCTGTCCACCACCACGCCTGCGCCTTCCCACCCGAGACCGTTGCCCGCCCATGCCACTCCGCCCGCCGCAACCTTGTCAGCACCCTGGGTGCCACGTCCTGACCACCGCCCGCTACTGCCATGCCCATCGGGCACAGGCCGTGCGCGTCGACCACCGGAAGCAGAGCGCCCACCAGCGTGGCTACACCAAGGAATGGTCGAGGCAGAGCAGGCAGTTCCTGCAGCGCAATCCCATCTGCTGCGGGCACAGCCAAACCTGTTTCGCCCCCGCTACGTGCACCGACCACATCACTCCGCACAGGGGCAACCCCGCGCTGTTCTGGGATGAACTCAACTGGCAACCGCTGTGTGCAGCTTGTCACTCGCGGAAAACCGCCAGCGAGGACGGCGGGTTCGGCAACGCCCTCCCCTCCCCTACCGCAGGGCAGGCCACCCCTGTACCCGCCTCGACGACCCCATAAGGGGGCCAAAAAGTCTAAACCGCCCTACCCGAGACCGTGTTGCCAGCCTTTTTCTTTTTTCCGCTTAATTTGAACGTTTATGGCACGACCGAGAAAACCAACGGCGATTCTGCAGTTCACGGGAGCCTTTAAAAAGGACCCGTCGAGGGGGCGTGCTCGCTCCAAGGAACCCAAGCTGCGGAAGGGGATAGGTGAACCGCCCGACTTCCTCGACACCTATGGAACGGAGGAGTGGAACAGGGTGGTTCCAGACCTCGAGCAAGCCGGTGTCACCTCCTATGTCGAGGCCACAGCGCTCGGAGCGTACTGCCAGGCAGTGTCACGTCTTCGAAAGGCCGAGGCCGAAATCTTCCGTGACGGGATTACGATAATGACCGACGGCGGACTTAAAAAGCATCCTGCCGTCACGATCGCTCGCGAGGCGATGCTCGTCATCAAAGCGTTCGCTTCGGAGTTCGGAATGACGCCGGCGTCGCGTTCGAGGGTAACTGCACAGCCCGATACCGAGAATCAATCCGCGTCGATGGCAGCCGTCTAAGATGCCTGCGACGAAGAAAATCCCTCGCCGCGCGAAGCCGTCGCGGACGTCGAAGCCGCCCGTTTCATCGACCCCACATGTCGACGCCGCGCTGAGGTACTGCCGACAGGTCCTTGACGGCACGGTCCTCGCCGGGAAATGGGTGAAAAAAGCCTGCCAGCGCCATCTCGACGACCTCGAGCGGGCGAAAACTGACACGTTCGGTTTCTACTTCGACCCTGCGCAGGCCGAACGGGTGTGCCGGTTCCTGGAGATGCTACCGCACGTGAAGGGCAAATGGGCGCGACCGGACCCGCTCAACCCAGGAGCCAACTGCCTCCGCCTCGAGGACTGGCAGTGCTTTGCCACCTGTGCGGTCTTCGGCTGGCTGGTCAAAGGCTCGGAGCGGGTTGTCCGCGGCGGGCGAAAGGTCGGTCTCCGCCGGTTCAAGGAAACGGATATCTGGGTCGCGCGCAAAAACGCGAAGTCGACGCTCGCCGCAGGGTGGGGGCACTGGATGTTCGCCAAGGACGACGAGCCTGGTGCGGAAGTTTACTGCGGCGCCGGCTCGGAAAAACAGGCGTGGGAGGTGTTCGGACCTGCCCGGCAAATGTGTATCGCCGAGCCGAAGATGCAGAACGAGCTCGGGATCGAGGTGAACGCCCGTAATCTCACGCTCTCCTCTGGCGGCGCATTGTCGAAGTTCGAGCCGGTGATCGGCAAGCCCGGTGACGGTAGCTCCCCACACTGCGCAATCATCGACGAATACCACGAACACCAGACCTCCGAGCAGTTCGACACGTTTAAAACCGGCATGGGCGCGCGAGAGCAACCGCTGCTCCTCGTCATCTCGACCGGCGGATTTAATCTCGCAGGACCGGCGCGCGATCGATGGGTCGAGGGCGAGAAAATCCTTGATCGCGTGTTCGAGGACGAGCGACGTTTTGTCCTGATCTACACCGTCGACAAAGACAGCGAGTGGTCGACGGAAGCGGGTTTGCGGAAGGCGAATCCGAATTGGGGTGTCTCCGTCAATGTCGAGACGGTGATAGCCGACTTGGCGAACGCGTTGCGCGAGGCCCGCAACCAAACCGCGTTCAAGACCAAGCACGCGAATCTCTGGGTCAGCGCCAGCACGGCGTTTTTCAACCTCGAGTTCTGGTCGCGGTGCGAGGACAGGACGATCAAAGTCGAAAATTACGCGGGCATGCGGTGCGTTGAAGCTGGGGACCTGGCGTCGAAAATCGACCTTGTCGCGGCGGTGAAGGTGTTCCCTGTCGATTCGAAATTCGTGATCTTCGCCAGATACTACTCGCCGGAGGATGTGGTCAACCTCCCGGAGAATCAGCATTACCAGAAATGGCGCGCCGAGGGCTGGCTGACGGCGACACCGGGAAACATCGTCGACCTGCAACGGTTTCGAGATGACCTCATCGAAGATTGTTCGCGCTTCCAGATGCTGGAAATCCCGCTCGATCCCTGGCAGGCGACGCTCATGATTAACGAGCTCCGGGAAAAAAACGCCCCGGCGTACGAGCTGCGGCAGATCGTGCAGAACCTCAGCGAGCCGATGAAGAACGTCGATGCGCTGATGCGTGCTGGTCGTTTGATACACGACGGAAACCCGATCACGACTTGGTGTCTGTCGAACGTCGTCGCGCAGGTCGATCGCAAGGACAATATCTTCCCGCGGAAGGAGCGGCCGGAGAATAAAATCGATGGCGCTGTTGCGTTAATCATGGCGATGGGGCGGGCGTTTCTTTTGGCGGGGCAGGGGTTGGCAAGCGCTGGCGTGGTCTTCGCAGAAATCTGAGCGAAAGATATAGCTCATACTTGTTAGATTGCGGTTTTCGCCATGGGTTCGTTTCGTGGCGCAACGCTCTCTCCTCGCACACTGTGAAGCCCGCTCTGCCGGAGCGGTGCGTTCGCCTGCGCGTGAGCAGCGGTCGTCCTCGACGTTCACCGAGCCCGCCGAATGGCTTCTACAGGTGTTCGGAACCCAGGCGAAGACCGGCGCGATCGTAAACGAAAACTCGGCGCTGACGGTCGCGACGTTTGCGGCGTGCGTGAACATCCTCGCCAGCAGCATGAGCAATTTTCCGCTCAGGCTCATGCGGGAGACGGCGAAGGGCAGCGAACCGGCGACAGATCACCCGCTTTACGATCTTGTCGCGGCGGCGCCAAACGCCGGACAGACGTCGTTTCGTTGGCGGTCGTTTCTGCAATCCTGCCTCTGCCTGGGTGGCAATGGCTACACGGAGATCGTTCGCGACCGATATAACGATGTTGTCGCGCTGGTCCCGATGCTGCCGTTCAAGGTCCAGCCACGGGCGATCGAGGGCGGGCAGTTCGACGGTATGGTCGTCTATCGGTACAAGGGGCGCCAGCTCCTGCCGCACGACGTCCTCCATCTGCGCGGCCTGTCCACCGACGGATTTTTCGGCATCTCACCTATCCGCGCCATGCGCGAATCTCTCGGACTCTCGTTGTCCATGCAGGAGTTTACCGCCCGCGGGTTCAACAACGGCAACCGCCAGCCAGGGGTTATCAAGGGGCCACCGCAGTGGAATGAGGAAAAAGCCAAGGAATTTCTGAAAATGTGGCAGAGCACGCAGGCCGGCGCGCAGAACGCAGGCCGCACGCCGGTGCTTTTCGGCGGCGTCGAGTGGCAGAATGCTGGTTGGTCCAATCAGGATGCCGAACTCTTGCTGTCGCGGAAGTTCGAGAAGGAAGAAATCGCTTCTTGGTTCCGCATCCCGCTCGTCCTGGTCGGCGACACGGAGAAAACTTCGAGTTGGGGTACGGGCATCGAACAGCTTACCCGCGGGTTCGTGATGTTCACCCTCCAGCCGTGGGCGACCAATTGGGAGCAGGAACTCAATTTCTCGCTACTCACCGCCGACGAGCGCCGGCAGAAGCTGTATTTCAAATTCGATTTCTCCGAACTCCTGCGTGGCAGCGTCGGCGATCAGGCGAACTACCTCAAAACCCTGTGGGGTCTCGGCGCGGTCTCGGCGAATGAGGTGCGTCGCCAGTTCCATATGCCGGAGATCCCGGACGTACCCGGCGACCTTCATTACGTGCCAGCGAATTTCGTCGTCGCCGGCACCACCCCCTCAACAGCCGCCAAGGCAGCCGCGGACGCTGCCGACAAAGAAGAAAAAATCGAGTCCGACACGAAAGGAAAATCATGAAAAACAGACGCGAAATTCGCGCGCGGCAAAACATCCAGTTTCGCCATGTAACCGACGCTGAAAAGGCGGCGGGTTTCATCGGCGCCCTCGAGGGTGAAATCCCCTTCAATACCGACAGCGGCAAGATCTTCGACCGCAGTCTGAACCGCGGCAAACCGTTCATCGAGCAGGTCGCCGCCGATGCGTTCAAGCGATCGATCGCGGAGGACAAGGACATCATGGGATTTGCCGGCCACACCGACGATCCGTTGTCGGCGTTTGCTCGCATCGGCGAAAATCTGACGATCATCACCGACGACAAGTCGATGCGTTGGCGGGCGCTGCTTCCTGACACCCAGGCCAGTCGCGACCTGCAGAATCTTGTCGAAAAGAAAATCATCCGTGGAACGTCCTTCGAGTTCGCGCTCGAAGGCGAAGACGCCGAGCGCTGGGAGAAGCGCGGGAGCGACGACATTCGAGTCATCACTCGTGCCCGCCTTTTCGCGGTCAACCCCGTTGCTTGGCCGGCGTACCTCGACACCGATCTGACGGTTTCCGTGCGCAGCAGCGTGCCTGAACGGTCCCGGCGTGGCTACTACCTCTATACCGATGAGGATTACGCTTATTCCGACGCGGCGATGACCGCTGACGTCGCCTACGCGTTGGAGTCGATCGGTTACGAGATGGGCGAGCTTTGCGGCGCGAATGACTACCTCCGGCGCAATGCCGCTGGCGCTCTCGCCGAATACGCCCGCGCGCAACTCGCTGAAAGCAGCGAAGCGCTGAAGCAGCTCATCGACTTCGTCACCGCCAGTGGCGCGACGGTGAACCCCGAATTTTTGACCCGGGCAAAGGAGAAACTCTCCGAAACCCGAGAACAATCTCAGCCGAACGAGGCAGCCGACAGGGAGCGGCGTAGTCTCGAAGCTCTAACCATCCCTCCCGTTTCACCGCTCGACCTCATCACCAAAGCATGAATGCAAAAGATCTGAAAGAACTGAACGAGAAGCGGGGCGCGAAGGCCAAGGAGCTCGTGACCCTTCTCAACAAGGAGACGCTTACCAAGGAGGAGCGCGACAGTCTGCCCAATCGCCGGCAGGAAGTCGCGGACCTCGACGAACGTCTGACCCGCGCCGCCGAAGCCATCGCGCTCGCTGTCGCCAAGCCCACCGAACTCAGCGAGACCGAAAATCGCGATATCGGAACCTTCGATTACGCGAAGGTCCTTAATCACATGGTCCGCGTCAGCCGCGGTCAGGCCAGCACGCTTGATGGCGTCGAGGCCGAGATGTTCGAGGAAGGCGACAAGGAGCGCCGCGAAGCGCAGGTGTCCGGCGGCGGCGCCCTCACGCTCCCGCGTCTGATGGTTCGCCGCCAGGATCGTTCCGAGCGCCGTGCCGGCCGCGACTTCCGTCGTGATCGCCGCAGCATGACCGCCACCGGTACGACCAGCACCACCGGCGACCAGGGTGGCATGACCGTCGCGACGACCCCGATGGGCCTGCTCGACGACTTCTACAACGGCCTCGCGATGGAAGCCGCTGGCATCACCATCCTCGAGGGTCTGCGCGGCAACCTCAACCTCCCGCGCTATCTCAAGCCCAGCAACCCCGCGCACAAGGCGGAAAACGCCAGCGCCGACGGCCTGTCTCCGACGACCGCGATGCTGTCGCTCAGCCCGCACCGGCTGCCCGCGTACATCGACATCTCCGAGCAACTGCTCATGCAGAGCTCGGCGGCGATCGAGACCGTCATCCGCAACAACCTGAACAGCCAGCTTTCGGCCCTCGTTCAGGACATGTGGATCAACGGCGCCGGCTCCAACAGCCAGCCCACCGGAATCCTCGGTACGACCGGCATCGGCGTGGTCTACTCCGGTGGCGCGACCTCCAACGGCACCAACGCCAACGGCGCCACGCAGGTCTATCGCGACTGGACCCGCCTCCGCACCGCCGTCGCCAAGCAGAATGCCCTCCGCGGTCGCCTCGGCTATCTGACGAACTCGCAGACCGTCGGCCAGGCGTTCGAAACCAAGCGCGGCCTGATCACTCCGGCGGACACCAATCCGACCGACAGCCGGATGATCATCGACGACGCGGAGACCATGCGCGTCGCTGGCTTCCCGGTGTTCGAGACCAACAGCGTGCCGGCGACGCTTGCGAAGGGCACCTCCGGTTCGACCCTGTCCGCCAATATCTTTGGCGCCTGGCAGGACTTCTACGGTGCGTTCTGGAGCGGCATCAACCTCGAGCTCCTGCGTGATGCCACGATCGGCATCCAGGGACTCTACCGGCTGGCGGCGGCGGTTTACTACGACGGCGGCATTGTCCGTCCGAAGTCGTTCGCCGCGATCGTCGACGTCGTTGCCCCGTAATCGCCCTCAACTCAGCAAAACCACACAGAAAATGAAACTCCTCATCCTCCATCACGTGCTCGCCTCCGGTCGCGTCCTCGAAAAAGGCGACGTCGTTTCCGGCCTCAACAAGGACGACGAACAGACGCTGCTCGCCCAGCAGTCTGCGACCGCTGACGAAAAGGAAATCGCGGCTGCCGAAAAGGCCGCCGCCGACGCCAAGAAACAGGCGTCGAAGTCCGACAAGGGCTGACCCGTCCAAGACGCACAAACCAAACGGGACGCGTATCCGCCGGGCGGTGGCTAAAAACCCCGCCCGGCGCGATCCGCTCTCAATTCTCTATGAAGAAAATCTCCATTCTATTTCTCCTCTTTTTCGCGGTGTTCACACCGCTTCGCGCCGTCACGACCGCTACGATGGTGACGCCGGCAAGCTTTACCGCCACGGGCGGCCTGCCGGATCTCAATGTCGCCGAATACACCCGCAAGGCGCGGTTCACGCTGTTTTCTCTGAACACCGCCGGTTCGAGCCCCACCTACGCGGCGAAGCTTCAGGCATCGGCACCGGCCGCTCTCGGTTTCAATTACATCACCGCCGGTTCGACGGACAACATCCTGAAAGCTGGTGCGTCTACGACGGTGAAACTCGATGCGGCGTTCACCCAGAGCGGTGCCGCAAGTCTCAAGACCGTGACGGTGATGCTCAAGAAGATCGGGACGATCGCGGCGTCGCAGACGGTGACAGTCGGCATCTACACCGACAGCACCGGCGCGCCTTCTGCGACGCTGCTCGGTTCGGCGACCATCGACATCGACAGCCAGGTCGGGACGAGTTACGCGCCAGTGACGGCGACTCTCAGCACGCCGGTCGACGTCGCGGACGCCACGGTCTATCATATCGTCCTCAGTGCGAGTTACACTGCCTCGGCGTCTAACGCTGTCGAATGGCGATCGAACACTGTCGCCAGCGGCGGCAATCAATCGACGTACAACGGCAGCGCTTGGTCGGCGGTCTCCACGCAGAGTTTCGAAGTCTACGCATGGCAGTATGCGTTTTCGGACGTCACCGGCGGGGCGTTCTCTGGGCTGACCACCGGTGGGTCGATCCAGACGATCGAACTGAACATTGACGATTACCCGGCGGTGTTCCGCATCTACGGCACGATCGGCGGGACCTCTAGCCCGGCCTACGACCTTGGTGCGTCGTTCAGCGGGCAGAAGGTTCAGGACCAGTAACCACCCGAGTCGTCGACGATGAATCTGAACACGGTATTTCGTGGCCCGGCCACGATTGATCCGCCCCGGGTGGTGGTTGTCACCCCCCCTGCGGCGGAGCCGTGGACATCGTCGGACTCTATCGTCCAGCAGGCGTTCCGTCTGGATAGCGATGACGACACGGATTTCGTCGATCTCGCGATTCAGTCGGCTCGCGCTTACTTCGAGCGTATCACCGGTCTGGCGCTGATCCGTCAGCAGCTCCGGGTCTGCTACGACGAAATTCCGCTCCGTCAGGGCCAGTTTGGCCTCGAGTACGGGCTGGCTCCGACCATGAGCCGCTTCACCGGAACCGCCGCAGGTCGGGAGTTGCCTCTCGCGCGAAGCCCGCTCCTGTCGGTCGAGAACGTCAAATACCTCGATCAGAGTGGGGCACTCACCGTCTGGGATGCCTCCAATTACACGGAAGGCAATGTCGGGGTCGCTACGACCGCGGGCAGGATATGGCTGAATGAGGACACAGACTGGCCGGACGTCGGCAGCTTCCCCGGTGCGCTGCAGGTGGAGTTCTTCGCTGGCTTCGGTGACAAGCCGACGGATATCCCGCCGGACATCCGCATGGCCGTTCTTCAACTGGCGATTCACTGGTACGAGAATCGGCTGCCGGTCGCCGACGGCCTTGTCTCGCTTCCGAATCATCTCGATGCGCTGATTACCGCGCATCGCCTGAGTTTCACCGCATGAGCCTCCAAGCGGGAATGCATAGTCGCCGCGCGGCGGCGTTGAACGACCCAGCGAAGCTTGATCGCAGGATCGACCTGTTGTCGCCGAACACCGCCGCGAACGCCATTGGCGAGCAGGTGCCGGAATGGGCTAAGATCGCAACGGTCTGGGCTGCGAAAACGCCGGTCACCGGCCAGCGGATGACCACCAGCGACGCCAGGCATTATGAGGCGCTCACGCGCTTCCGCATCCGTCACCGGACGGACATCACCACCGCATGGAGGGTCGTGCACGGCCGGAGCACCTACGAGGTGACATCCGTGGAGGAGCAGGGAAGGGCGCACTTCCTCGACCTCGTTTGCCGAGCCATTGACCAAGAGGTTGGTAGCCGATGAACACCGCGAACCTCCCACAACAGAAATTCTATCGCTACCGCGGGGACACCTCGTCGTTGGCGATCACGCTGACAAATCCGGACACCGGGACGCCGTTTAATCCGACGGGAAATGTTTTGATTTTCACACTCAAAAAGAGCGCGTTCGACGCCGACGCCGACGCCGTTGTGCAGAAAATCAGCACCGTCGGCGGGATCACCATCATCGCGCCGACCGCCGACGATGAGCAGATTGCAGTGGAGCTCGTGCCGGCTGACTACAGCGCGCTGACCTCGCGGTTTATCTACCAGCTCGACGTCCAAGCGCAGAACGTATCCACCGGCGCAATCCGCACGGTCGCACGCGGGACGTTCGCCGCAGAGATTGATGTCACTCGAGAAACGACGCTTTCGATTCCTACGACCACAACCAACCCCGAAGCGGGCTATGCCTGGGACAACATCGCGGGTCGGCCGGAGGCATTTCTCGTTGATCCCGGCACAGCCGGTGGCGTCGCGACGCTGGGCGAGGACGGGAAGATTCCCGCCGATCAATTACCGGAGGGTTCGGGAGGAGGGGTCGATCCCGACGGCGCGCTCCTCGCTGAGAACGATCTGAGTGATCTCCATGATGCGACGATTGCGCAATTCAACCTCGGTGTCACAGCGCTCCTCGCACTTAAGGCCCCGCTCGCATCACCAGCGCTGACAGGCACGCCGACCGCACCGACGGCGACGGCCGGCACGGCGACGACGCAGCTTGCCACGACCGCGTTCGTCGCGACCGCAATCGCGAACCTCATCAATGCCGCGCCGTCGGCCCTCGATACTCTCGCGGAGCTGGCAGCCGCGCTGGGCAGCGATCCGAATTTCGCGACGACGATCACGAACGCTCTCGCGGGCAAGCTCGCCAAAACGTCCAACCTGGCGGACTTGGCGGACGCGGCGACGGCGAAGCTAAACCTTGGCCTTGTCGCCATTGCTTCGTCCGGCTCGGCGTCGGACCTCACCAGCGGCACCGTGCCGCTGGCACGCCTTGCGGGCATCACCACGAGCCAACTCTCGGCCACGGCCGCCATCGCCAACTCGCAGCTCGCGAACAGCTCGGTGACGATCGGCACCACTGCCATTGCGCTCGGTGGCGCGGCGACGGCGCTTGCCGGCATGGTCAGCATCACCGCAGCAGCGGCGACGGATTTCACGCTCAACGCGACCGCGAATTTTGTCATCAACCGCAGCGGTGCGACCCCGCCGGCGCCGACGTTCCCCGGCGTTCAATTCATCCCGGAAATCGGGGTGCATTCCGCATACCAGATCGACACCTTCGGCAACAATAGCCGCTTCCACATCCGGCGGGCGAACGGCACGCCGACCGCACCGACGGCGCTCCTCAATGGGGATTCGATGGGCTCCTACACGCTCGGCGGCTATGCGGCGACCGGCTATGCGTCCGCCCGCTTTGGGATGGGCGGTCGCGCCAACCAGAATTGGACCGATACGGCGAATGGGGCGGCGCTCACTTTCTCGACCATCCTGCGTGATACGACGATCGGTTATGGCGGGCTCGAACTCGACGATAGTGGACGCTTCACCGTCGGTGCGCAGGGCGCGAAGACAATCCCCGCTTGGGGTGCTTTCGGTGCGATGTTCTCGGTCAGCACGAACAACGCCGGCACCGCGACGATCACAGACTCCACGTCGAATGGAACAGTCGCGATTGCCGTTGGGTCGAGCTTCAAGGCTCCCGCATTCGCGGCCCTCGCGTCCACCACCTACACCGACGCCTTTTCCGTTCTGTTCGACGGTGCGGTTCTCAATTCGACGGGCGCGACGCTCACGCGATCGCACGCGGTCGGCATCCGGGACAATACGGCAGCGACTTCTCCCTTCACTGGCGCGCTAGTGATCGCCAGCGCCTTCGGCACGGCGGCGACCTCCATCGGCTTCGGCGGCGGCAACATCAACGCGGGTGGTTCGCTGACCGTTGGCAGCACGGCGACGATTGTCGGCAACCTCCTGGTGAATCAGAACACGGGAGCGCTCCCGGCCGCGCTCAGCGGCGCGGCACTGCGCATCGCCGCCACGGACGCCACCCTGTGCCGCCTGCAGATGGACGCCTTCGGCTCGTCCGTGAACGCCGTGCTGACAGGCACTCGCGCCCGCGGCACGGCCGCGGGCCCGACGGCCGTGCAGACAGCGGACACTCTTTTTTCGGTGGTAGCCTTTGGCTACGGCGCGACCGGATACTCCTCCGGAAATCGCGGCTCGATGAACATCGAGGCGACCGAGAACTGGACGGATGCGGCGCACGGCACGCAGCAGACGTTCAAGACGACGCCCAACGGCGCGATTGTTCCCGTTATCGCGCTCACCCTGGGGCAGGATCAGAGCGCGAAGGTCGCGGGCGTGCTCATTGCCGGTACCGGGCCGACGACGCTGACCGACGCTGCCGGCAAGATCCTCACCGCGGCCCTGAACACGGTCGCCATTGCCCAGGGTGGCACTGGTCAAACGACGGCCGCGGCGGCGTTCAACGCGCTTTCCCCGATGAACACAGCCGGCGACCTGATCTACGGCGGCGTTTCCGGCGCTGGCACGCGACTCCCGGCCGGCACCTCCTCGCAGGTGCTCAAAGGCGGTGCGACGCCGGCCTGGGCGGATGTGGTGTGCGAGATCGGGCTGGCCTGCTCCGACGAAACCACCGCGCTCACGACGGGGACGGGGAAGCTCACCTTCCGGATGCCCTACGCGATGACGCTGACGGCGGTGCGTGCGACCCTCACCACCGCGCAGGGTAGCGGCTCGGTGCTGACCATCGACATCAACGAGGCCGGCGCGTCGATCCTCTCCACCAAGCTCACCATCGACAACACGGAGAAGACCAGCACCACCGCGGCAACGCCCGCCGTGATCTCTGACGCCTCACTCGCTGACGATGCCGAGATCACCGTCGACATCGACCAAGTCGGCACGTCGGGGGCGGCGGGCCTCAAAATCTGGCTGATCGGCAAGCGATGAACCTCGTCCTGCCAAAACGCGAATTGCTGCTTCCCCGGCGCATGCGCCGGCTATCAGCGCTGCGCGACCAACGGGGTTTCCTGCTGAATCCGTTCCGATTTTCCGGCGGTGGTGGCGGCGGGGGCACGCCCGTCCTTCTCTACGACTCTATCGTCGGCGGCGGAGGTCAGTGGCCCTTTGGGAATGCCAGTCCTCACGATTATTCCGGCCAGGAGTTGTTTACCGACTCGGTAAGCCGGACGATCACCAAGATCGTGGGCACGATCACGCTCGGCGGTTCGCCGACCGGGCGAACCGTTTATTGCGGGATCTATGAGGATGTCGGCGCCAACCACGATCTCGGGTCCCTCGTTCAGGAGTCCGACCCGGTTGCCCAGGATCCGCTTTGGGACGGCTCGGTCCCCACGAATGTCGATTTCAATTTCTCAACGCCGGCCCCATTGGCACCGAGCACGCTCTACCACATCGCCTGGTATTCAGACAGCAACGCCTTCGGTGGCGGACTAAACCTGCAATTCGTGTTTTCCGATCTGATCCCTGGCCAGTTGAGCCACTGGGACGGGAGCGGGATCAACCAATATCCGGGCACCTTTCCGGGCGCGGACGTCCAGATGCAAATTTGGGGTAACTGAACCTATAGCCTATGAACCTCTTCACTCGCGATCTCAACAGCGACCCGGTCAGCGGGAAGCTGTACGAAAAAATCTCCGGAATCGCCATCGGCGTGCAGGCAGTGACGGTGCAGTATGTCCGCACGCTCGTACTGGACAATGGGTCCGAGCTGACCCTCGGGACATTCACCGTCACGCGCCAAATCGACGATGTGACTGACGACATTCTGACGCTCCTCGGCGGTCTCGCAACCCTCGCCGAGAAATGGCGCGGCGAGGATGTCGAAGCCCGGGCAGCCGAAGCCGCACGTATGGCGGAGGTGCAGGCCAACCGCGCCGCCCTCGCTGCCAAGCTTTCGGCTTCGTCCGAAGGCGCGGAATCCTGAACCAATTTCCCATGAAAAACGTACCCAACAAAATCACCGTCCACAAAAAGGACGCGAATCCCGAAAGCGGCTACGCCGCGTTCTCTGATCTGATCCGCATCGCGCTCAACTCGCCGCCTCCGGGTGGTTTCACGCCGACCGTCATGCGTCAGCGCGCACGCATCGACGACATTCTGGATAAGTCGAAGCCGGGGGATGTGCTCAAGCTGGAGGACGCCGACGTTGAGACCGTGAAGTCGGCCCTGCAAGGGTGCCAGTGGCTGATTCGAAGCAAGGACCTCATCGAGCTGTTTGGTCTCTTCGGTATCTAAAGCGATAGCATTCATCCTCTTTTAACGAAAAAACTCTCAACCCATAAATCAGCCATGAATATCGTTCGATACCTGTCCCTGCTCGTCATCGCGGTTCTGTTTTCCGCGTCAGTCTTCGCCGCGGATGCCTCCGCTCTGCCCTCCAACCCGTACGTCAGCATCCTGACCAACGCCGACACTTGGCTCGCAGTGGTCACGCTTGTCAGCGGATTGATCGCCATCTGGAAGCACCAGCAGGCGAATGACGCGACGGCTGCGGTCTCGACCTGGCAGAAGGTGGCGAAATCGTTGGTCCTCGGCGTTGAGACCGCGGCGTCGCTGCCTGAAGTCGCCGCCGCGGAATCCAAGGTCAAGTCCGTCATCCAGGCCAAGGCCACCGAGTACGGTGTGCAACCCGTCCTGCACCAGCTTGTGCAGTTGCTGACCGAGCCGGCTGCTACCGGCGCCACCCCCACGGCTGCTCAGTCCGCTTAGTCGCCATGGGCTCCATCCTTGCCGCCGTCCTGACCGTCCTGAAGGCAATTCCGGCGCTCGAGCAGCTCGTTCGCGAGGTGCTCTCTGAGCTCGACCGGCAGCGTACCGAGACCAGGGCGGCGGCGAGCGATGCCGAGCTTGCCGCCAATCTTAATGCCATTCAGCGCGCGGTCGCCGCCGCGCATCCCGCTGTCACGGCCACGCCATGAAACACCTTGTCCTCCTTCTCCCGTTATTCGCTGCGGGCTGCGTTTCGGCCCCGCTGCGGAACGACGTTCCTCGTCTGCTCACGCATCCGCAGTTCAACGCCGCCGCCAAGGCCGCCCCGGACTTCACCACTGAAGCGATGAACACCATCGCCCGCCTCGATCACGAACTTAACTCCCGCCCATGAAAGCCGCATACTTCTTCGCAACCATATCCGGGGGTTCCGCCCTCGCATCCTGGCAGGTTCAACTCGAATGGGGTGTCCGCATCCTCGCCGGCCTCGTCGCGATCGCCGCGGGCTTGACCAGCATCTATCTCGCGCGACGCGGTAAGCGCGTTGTCTGACCGATGGCTCTCGGAGAAAACATTTATGCGAAGCTGTCGGTCGACGGCGGCGTGCTCGCTGCCTGCGGGCTAACCGCGCCGACATTGGCACCGGTCTATCCGGTGAAGGCGCCAGCAGGGGATTTCGCGCTGCCGGTGGTCGTTTGGCTGATTGTCGTCTCGATCCCGGACGCCACCCAAAACGAACCGGCGGGCATCGACAGCACTGTCCTGCAGTTCTCCTGCTACGGAAAGACCTACGATGAGGCGCGGACGTTGAGGAAGGCAGTTCGTGCGGCGCTCGACGGCCAGACCCTCGCCGGCGGCGAGAAATGCACGATCACCGCCGAGCGCGATCTCTTCGAGAGCCAGATCGATGCCCATCATTGCGTGCTTGAAGTCCACCTCATGCGAGACGCCCTTGCCTGAATTTCTGAACCGTAAACCACCAACCACAGACCGCCTATCACCATGGGAAAATCACAAGCGAAAGGGGCCACCCTTAAATACAAAGACACCACCTGGAAGACCGTGAACAACTCGGGGGATTTCGATTTCCCGCTTCCGCCCGCCGACGAAATCGACGTCACCACCCACGACAGTCCGGGCAATCAGGAGGAGATCATGCCCGGCATCCTCAAGTCGTCGAAAATCGCCATTCCGCTCACTTGGGACGACAACGACACCAGCCACACTTTCCTCCTCGGCAAGCAGGGTCAGGTGCAGGGCTTCCAGTATTTCGGTGCTGGATATCCCACCAGTGGGTCTGGTTACGCCTTCAATGCCATCGTGAACATCGTGTTCTCGAACAAGGTGAAGGACGCCAAGCGCGCGACGCTCAACCTCACGATCTGCGGCGGCACCGCCCCGACCTAAGCCTATGGCTCAGCCGAAAATCACCGTCACCCTCGATCGCGAGCGGCGGATCGCCTGGTCTAACCGGGCGATCTACCGCCTTGGCTCGCTGGCTCGTCCGCCGAGTCTGCGCGATCTCACAGACGGCCGAAAGGTCGTCAGCGCCACCATGGCCTTTATCTGGGCTATGCTCGTTGACGGCGCCGAGGACTTCGCGTCACCGGAAGAGGTCGCCGAGCACGTGAACATCGAAGCCGCGCACTCCTATGTGGAGAAGGTCATCGCCGCCATTCCGAAGAAGGATGACGAGCGAAAAAACGACGATGGCTCGACGCCGTCGCCTTCGCCCGCGTCGAGCTCGGTTTGACCGAGGAGGAGTATTGGACGACCACGCCCGCGCAGCTTGGGGCGATGGTGAAGGCACACAGGCAAAAGGAAAAACGACACACTCAACGATTCGCCGCCCTCATGGCGCTACTCGCAAACATTAATCGAAACCCGGACACGACACCCGAGCCGTTCAAGGCATCGGATTTCATGGCTGGTCGGCGTCGAAAACGGCGGCGGCGTAGCTCGTCGATCGGTGATCGCGCGTTTTTCGAACTGATGGTCAGCCATGGCCTGGCCGCTCGCATCGAATGAAGATCAAAGCCAAAGTCACCAGTGACATCGTCGACCTCCGCCGTTTCGGCGTGGAGATCGTTGCGGACGCGCTCGCCCTGGCGCTGGCGACGCCGGGCAAGAATCTTACCGCGGCGATGCGCATGTACGCGCCGACGGACACTGGCGCGCTGCGAGATAGCATCGACTTCACTATTCGCAACTACCCCGCGAAGAACAAGGCGGTGCTGATCGCCGGGCCGAAAAGCCGGTTCAGTCGCGGTGGGCGGCGACCGTCGAAGTACGCTCATCTAGTGGAGTTCGGTCACATCGCCGTCGCGCCGGCGAAGGGCACGAGCCGCCGCAAGAAGACCGCACGCGGGATTTCGTTTGTCCCTGCCAAGCCGTTCATGCGTCCGGCGGTGGAGATATTCGCGACCTATGCGTCGACGGACTTTGCGTCGGAGGTCGAGAAGCAGATGACGGTCAAACTGCAGGGTCTTAAGGGCCGCCAGCGAATTATCCTCTGATGGCAACAAACCAATCCATCGGCAATCTCGCCGCGATCCTTACCGCCAACGCTGACCAACTGGTCAACGAACTCAACCGTGCGGCAACGGCAATCGAGCGCACGGAAAAGACGACCAAGACCGGTTTCTCCAACATCGAAAAGCAGGTTGAGACCACGGGGTTGAAAATCCTCACCGGCGCGCGGGTGTTCAGCGAAATCCATCAGGAGATCATGCACGTGATCGAGGATATCGATCACATCCCGGGCGTGCCGGCTGAAACCGTCGCGTCAGTGAACGACCTCAAGGCCGGCATGCATTGGCTGAGGAACGAAATCGATCTCGGGGTTGCGTCGGCGATCAATTTTGGCGTGCAGTTCGCGAAGTCCGTCGGCGTAGGGGCGGCGATGATGGTCGGTTACGACGACACCAGCGCGCTTTCGAAGCTCCAGAGCCCGGACGAACTGGCTGAGCAGAACGACCCGAATTACCACGACAAGGTCATCGCCGCGGAGGAGAAGTTGGCGGAGGCCAGGCAGAAGGCTGCGATCGCTGCGAAATCCGAGGGTGAGCAGGTCAAGGCGCTCGCGGATTGGAGCGAGCGCTACGAGAAGATCGCGCAGTCGGTCAATCGGACGACCCTTCAGAAGATCCAGGATCAGACCAAAGCCTACGAGCTCGATCAGCAGGCGAATGCCAAACTGAAGGACCTCACGGACAAATATAACGAGGCGCAGAAAAAACAGGGCGAGTCCTTCGACAAGATGATCAACCGCGGGGAGTCGCTGCGCGTGGTCTACGACGGTCTGCGCGACCAGCAGTCGAGGATCATGCAGCAGATGGGGCAGCTTCCGCCGAATTTCCTCACCGACCCGGTTGCGCTGCAGAAGATGATCGATCTGACGAAGCAGCTAACGGACGTTCAGAATCGACTCGCTCCGGTGATCGCCAAGCTCAAGGGGCCGGTCGACGACCTGCGAAATTCGTTCGTCAGCGCCTTCCAAGGCGGGTCGGACGAGCTCGCGAAATTCATCACCGAGGGGAAAGCCAATTTCGGCGATTTCTTCAAAACGCTGGAGCAGGACGTTCTTTCCACGGCGATCAAGCTCGAGGTGATCAATCCTCTTCTCAACGGGTTGTTCGGCCTCACCGGGACGAAAAACGAACTCAACGGCTTCAGCGGCTCGCTGTTCGGCGCGCTCGGTCATGGCATTGCCGGGTTCTTCGCTGATGGCGGGCGGCCGATGGCCGGTCAGCCGTCGATTGTCGGCGAGAACGGTCCGGAGCTTTTCATCCCCGATTCGGCGGGGACTGTCGTCCCCGGCGGCCGGCTCGGTGGCAGTGGTGTGACCGTTCATCAGACAATCCAGGTCACCGCCGGCGTCGCGCCGACAGTTCGCGCGGAGATGGCACGGATGATGCCTGCACTCAAACAGCAGGCGACTGCCGGAATCATCGAAGCGTTGAGTCGCGGCGGCTCTCGGGGTCGGGCGCTCGGCGGACGTTAATTCCATGGCAATTACCTATCCTCTTACTCCTCCCGCGGCACCAGGCCGACAGAAAGTTGACTTCACTCCGAGGGTAACTGTCGGCGGCACGACATCGATCTACACCGGCGAGCAGAAGTTTTTCGCCTATCCCGGTGAATGGTGGCTTGCCGAGATCACGCTGCCGCAGATGACCGACGCGCAGATCGAGGATTGGCTGGCGTTTCTGCTGGCGCTGAAAGGCCCGTCCGGGACGTTCTGGCTCGGTGACTCGATTCTTAAGGCCCCGCGAGGGACGGTAGGTGGGTCGTGGACTGTCGCCGCCGGTGCTGTAGCCGGGTCATCGACGTTGCCGATCACTGGCGGTACTGGCGCTTTCAGCAAAGGCGATTGGATGCAGGTCGCTAACCACCTGCACAAGGTTATGCAGGTAAATGCCGGATCGGTTGATGTCTTTCCCTGCCTGCCAGCGGCGTATGCGAATGGCACGGCGATCACCTACACCGCAGCCAAGGGTCTGTTCCGGTTGCTCGATACCGTGCCGTGGGCGGCTGGCCGTGATCGAATTTACGAGGGGCTTGTTATCAGCGCGAGGAGTGATCTATGAGTCGCCCACTTCCAACCGGGTACGCCTCGGCGGCGACAGTCAAGCTCAGCAAACCGATCTATCTCGTCGAACTCGATTGGCCGACGGGAACGGTCTACGCCTGGACGGGCTACGGTAATCTCGTCTGGGACAGCAAGACGTTCGTCGGCACCGGCACGCTCGGTGCGATCGGAGCGGCAAAAGAAAGCGGGGATCTAGCTGCGAATGGCGCGACTCTGTCGATGTCCGGTATCCCGCAGTCGCTGATCGCTCTTGCTCTCCGGAACGACACCCAGGGGCTTCCTGGGAGAATCTGGCGCGGACTGCTGGCCGATGATGGCACGCTCGTCTGTGACCCCTATCAGGTGTTCGAGGGTCAGATTAATTTACCGGTGATCACCGACGCTGGCGTGACTGCGACGATCTCCATCCAGCTCGAAAAGGAGTTGGTTGACAACCGGACTGGAGCGCGGCGGTACACCAAGGAGGACCAGCAGATCGAATACCCGTCAGACACGTTTTTCGACTTCATCGCGGCGCTACCAACGAAAGTCGTCACCTGGGGCGGGCCAAATGTTGCCGCGAGTGGGCTGCCTGCTGCCTCAGCTAAACCAATATTAATGCCAACACGATGAGAGTAAACAACTGGCCAAGGGTTCTTCATGAATTTGTTATCTCCCGCGCGCGAACGCCATTCGAGTGGGGGAAGCAGGATTGCTGCATGTTCGTCGCTGACTGCGTTCAGGCGCTGACTGGCGTTGATCCGGCAGCGGCATATCGCGGGACATATACCAATGAGCAAGAGGCGCGCGTGATTCTCGATCGGCTCGGCGGCGTCGAGGCGATAGCCGAGGCGTCAGGATTTAAGGAGGTCGGCTTGCTCTACGCGCAGCGTGGTGATGTCGTCAGCTTTCAAGGGCCGATTGAAATTGCCATCGGTATTTGCGTAGGGAAATGGATCTATTTCGCCGGGAAGATCGGGCTTGTTCAGCAGCCATTAGCCTCGGGGCGTAGGGCGTGGAGGGTTGCCTGATGGCTCAGATTATTGGTGGAGCAATCTTATCCGCCTTCGGAGCAGGCGGGGTCGCTGGAGAGGTCGTTATTGGGTCAGTTGCGGCCGGCACGGCAGTGACTGCCGCAACCATTGTCGGATCGGTGGTTCTGACGGGTGCGTCCGTCGCATACGGAGCCTATCAGTCCAACAAGCTCAAAAAAGAATTGGCCTCCCAAGGCGGAATCGACCAAGGCCGGCAGTTGATGATCCGGGATTCGATTTCGCCCTGGCGTCTGATCTACGGGCAGGTGTTGGTGAGCGGCGTCATCAATTTCTTCGAGGAGACCGGCACCAGCCGGGAATACATCCATATCCCGATTGTTCTCGCTGCGCACGAGGTCGAGGAGATCGGAACGGTCTACTTCAATGGTACTGAGGTGACGCTCGACGGCAGCGGAAACGCCACCGGAACCTACGCTGGCTTCGCCCGGGTGAAGAAACACCGCGGCGAACCCGGCCAGGTTGCCGATGCCGATCTGATCGCCGAATGCGTCGGCCTCGAAGCCAACTTCGTCGGCAATCGAAAGGCGTATCTCTATCCCCGCCTCAAGGCCAACGCTGACCTCTACCGCGGCGACATCCCAGCAATCACCGCCCTCGTCAAAGGCCGGAAGGTCTACGACCCGCGCGACGGCAGCCAGGACCCGGATGATCCGACGACATGGAAATACTCGACGAACGCTGCGTTGTGCGTCGCCGACTTCCTGCATGACAAAATCTGGGGTAAGGGTGTGCCGTGGTCGCGGATTGTGATGGCCGAGCTCATCACCGCGGCGAACACCTGCGACGAGGATGTCGTTCTCGCCGACGGCTCGACGGAGAAGCGGTACACCGTAAACGGGACAATCCTTGCGAATGAAGACCCCTCTGCCGTGCTGCTCGAGCTCGTTGCGGCGATGGCGGGCACTGTTGTCGACACCGGCGGCGTCTGGACGATCCGTGCCGGTGCCTATCGCGCGCCATCGCTGAACCTCACCGATAGCGACATCGTCGGACCGATGACTGTCCAGCCCCGGCAGTCTCGGGCGGACACTTTCAACGCCGTCCGCGGGACGTACGTTTCGCCGATCAATCAATGGAATGACTCTGATTTCCCGCCGATCTTCCCGAAGTTGCCCGCCACGGCACTGACTAACGGCGATCGGGTGACGATTCTCATTCCGGGAACGACTGACTTCACGCTGATCGGCGCCACCGACAACAACGTCGGAACGATGTTCACCGCGACCGGCGCGGGGACAGGCACCGGCTACGTCGACCCGTACATGGCACAGGATGGAAATATCCGCCTGTTCCTCGACATGCCCCTGCGGTTCACGACCTCGCCGGCGACCGCCCAGCGCCTGGCGAAGATTCGTCTCGAGCGCGGCCGGCAGCAAATGACCGTCAGTCAGTTGACGAATCTTAGGGCATTCGAATGCATGCCCAGCGACACGATCACACAATCGCGCGATCGCTACGGCTGGTCGTCGAAGGAGTTCGAGGTCCTGGAGTGGGAGCACAAACAGGTCGGGACAGAAGACGCGCCGGCCGAGGCCATCCAGCTCCTGCAGCAGGAAACCGGCGCTGCGGTCTGGGACTGGAATGACGGCGAAGAGAAAACTGTCGACCTCGCCCCGAACACCAATCTGCCGGACCCCGGTGTTGTCGCCACCCCGACCGGTCTGACGCTGCTTGCCGACGATACGACGGCCTTCCCTCAGGCCGACGGTACGTTCGTTCCTCGCCTGCGCGTGACTTGGAATCTTCCGAACGATATCTACGTCACCGAAGGCGGGAAGGCGCATCTTGAGTATAAGAAACACACCGACAGCGACTGGCTGGTTTGGAACGAGCAACGCGGGAATCAGACCCTCGACTACATCACCGACGTTCTTGCCGGTGTCGCCTACGACGCGCGGTTGAAGTTCGTGAACAGCGCCGGCGTATCTGGCGCATACGAGGAGGTCGACAACTACACCGTCGACTTGAAAGCAGGAACACCGTCCGCACCGACTGGCGTCACGATTTCGGCCGACGGCGTGAAACCTGGATATATCCCGGGAACGAAGCTGTTCTCGCCTGCATGCTTGGTTTCCTGGGACCCGCCGTCCGATCCCGATTATGCCTTCACCGAGGTAAAAGCCACGTTCACAGACTCGAACGCCGCTATCGACTACACGTGGTTGCATCTTGAGATGGCTCGAGAGACGTCGGTCACAATCTATAGCGTCTTCAATTTGCCTGGTTACGTGCGCGTCCGACATTGGAATCGAACTGGAGTGCCTAGTGCATGGACGGCCGGCGGCCGGGCAGACTCCAATTCATCCATCGGCGCTGGTACGGTCGCCCAGCAAAACACGGATGGAGTAGCGGTGACGAAGATACAGATGGGCTCCGGAGCAAAAGCGATCGCCAACCTTACCCCCCCGAACGAGGTGATCATGGTTACCGGTGGAGCGCCGTCGGAGTCGGTCAATTTCGACATCAGCTCCTACGGATTTTCGGTCAAGCCGGACAACGAGGGTGGCGGCTTCGCGGCGAACGATCCAAATGTCGCCTACGCCTACAACTGGGATGATCCTGGCAGCACGAGTTCAAATGCTGTGCTCACTGTTTTCACGGTCGACGGCAGCAATCTGCCGATCAGCGGTCTTTACCGCATCATGCCAACCTTCAAGCAGACAGTTTAACACCTATGGCCCTAAGAAAATCGATCACCACCAGTCAAAATCAGTCGGCAGAGTATTGGACGATTCCAACGGTCGGCTTCTACAAGGAACGTCGGCAGGTTGTTGCCGTTTTCCACCTCTACAAGGATCAGGCGTCGTACGACGCCGGCGCGACGCCTACCATCCGCGATGCTGCGAAGCTCGAGCTGCATGGGGCGATCTTCGACGCTTATTTTGGAGCGGACAACCCCGACGCCGCGATGCTGCAGAAGCAGGCATATACGGCTGCAAAGGCTCTCGGCGTGATCAGTGATTACGGCACCCCGGTTGTCATCGACGGCAAGCACAACGGGATGCGTGCGCTATTCATCGACGCCGCGGACATCTGACTTTCGCCTCGCGCTGGCGTGCGATCGACGGGAACGGCTGCCCGAACATCAATCGCTGGCGCGGGGTGTAATTCTAAGCACGCCGATTTTTCTCAGAGGCGTTTCTGTAGTCGTCGGAAAGAACGTATGACACAATTTTCTGAGGCACCCGACACTTAAGTCCGATCTGCAAATAGGATGAACCTGCCGCCCTCATCTCGTAGATTTCCTTCCTTAAAACCCATGGGAGGAGTATTTCGAAGGCGGCGACCGGAGAGATGTGTTCCGATTTAAAATCCGCCCGGTTTCCCATGTTCGTGCCGTTGTTGATCAGGCTTTCAACCAGTCCGATTGGGTCGGTGGTAAACGACAATTTATTGTCGATCAGAAGGTGAGCCAACTCCTTCGCGATGATGAAGCGGCGCCAGCAGGTATTGAACGAGAGGGAATAGTGAATATCTGCACCGCAATCATATCGTGCGACGAAGCCGCAGACACGGCTCGATCCCCATGACCTCGCATGCAGCCGGATTTTGTAGCCGCCCGCGCACCCTGGCGACAGCCTTCTTTCCACCTCCTCAATGAGAAGTCGGATCGGGACAGGGAACGTCAGGCAATGCCTGGCGCTGAGATCGGCAATCAGTTCGTCGCTGATTCGGCAGACGTCCTGAAAAGATAGCGAGTAGGGACTGCCAGACTCAGATGAGCTCGGGGTCATCGACGGTCTCTGCGGCAATGGCCCGATTCACCTCAGCGAAAACCAACTCGACAGTTGCATCGTGAACGGAGCCAAGACAGAATTTCACATCGACAAGGCCATTCTTCTTCTCGGCTTCGTACCATGCGAGAAACCTAGCAGTTTCGGGTGAAGACTGCTGCGGGTTATGTGACGCAGTGGAGAGCATACCGAGGGAGGAACGGAGCGGGATCGCGCTTATACCAACGGACGGGTTTTGCGCTTCGCAAGAGATTTCTAAACAATTTTATTTTTTAACAAATGTAAACCGTGGTTATAGATCGGCCAAGATAACGCGCAACATTGTGCACATAATGCACCTACCGATCTTTAATCGGCAAGTTCTTGCGTGTTATCGGGGGATTTACCTACCGGTAAAACGGTAAACCACGGGGCGGCCCGGTCTGCCGATGCTACCCCGTTGTAGTCCTCAATCAGCTTCCGGAGATTGGTGTGGCAGAGGATCGCCGCGGTCTTGCCGGCGTCACCATGCAGCGCTAAATGATAGGTAGCGAAGCTCTTTCGCAGGCAGTTCCGAGGGTGAGGGATGTTTGCGCGGACGAACGCCAAAGACTTGGCCTCGAGGTATTGTCGCGGCGTCATCGTCCATTCCGCCGGCCGCGACCATTCCAACCACTTCCACAGGCAGTCCGGCAGATTCTGGATGAACTTCCGGCGCCTGGTCTTGATCTGATCGGCGGGCAGGAGGATACCCCGCAATTCGAATTTGATGTCGGACGGCTGCATGTCCGCGACGCTCTCGAACCGGATGCCTGCAAATGCCTCGCACGCCAGACGCCCGCAAAGCTCGCGCGACACTGGGGCGTTGACCGCGAACAGCAGGCGGAGATCGTCCGGCGTCGACAAAGTGATTTCCTTCGGGATCACTTTTGGCGTGCGCAGACCGTCGAAGGGATGTTCGGTGATGAGTCGGGCGAACTTCAACCAAGAGAAGAACCCTCGAGCGCGGACGAAATATGTCCGACACGTTGAGTCCTCCGCGTCGAGGTCGGTGAGCCATGCTTGCAGATCCTCGCGTTCGACGTCTTGGACGTTGTGATCGCCGAAAGCGACGATCAGCCGGTCAAGGGCCGACCGGTAATGGCTCAGGGTATTCGGATCGAGATTTTCAGCCTTCTTTGCCTCCAGGTATTGCGGAATGGCATCGCGGATGAGAAGGGCCGGCCTGGTGCTGCCGTGGCGCTCCCAGCAGGCTAGAACCGCCTCCAGTGGCACGTCGGCCGGGAGATGAGCTCGGAGCGCCCGGAGCTCGCGCACCTCCCCCATGTCCGCGCGGTACGCGGCAATGCCGTTCTCCTTCACATCAGCCGCCAACTGCTTGGCGAACTGAACCTGCTCGGTGCGGATGCGAAAGAAACTGGTCTTGCGCCGGCCGTCGACCAGCCACTGAACGCCGAACGGCTTGGGCCGATTCCTCGCCTCAACCAGACGGATGCCACGCTGCGGTTCCCATCTCGGTGATGGTGGACCTCCGTTTGCGGCCTTCCTGCAAACGCCGTTTGTCGATTGTTGCGCCTTCCGAATCACGTCGGCGCACATCGGAGCACATCGGCGCACATCGGCGCCAGAGTGAGCTATATCTTTAGAGGGAGAGTGGTGGACCAGATCGGGATCAAACCGACGACCTCGTCGTTGCGAACGACGCGCTCTATCAACTGAGCTACTGGCCCAAAATGGGGGAAGGGAGGTATTGGGAAATCACCGCCCGCAAGTAAACATCAATCTTCGGAACAAGGAAGAAGGAGGAGGGTGGAATTGAGAAAGGGACACCGTTCCGATCTTCGGCACCTGGCTCGAAGCCTCGGTGATGGCCTAATCTGGCGGGAATCGGGCAGATCGTTCTTTCTCATTCTCTTTCCTCCTCCGTGGGCGAGGGA